CAGAAGCGTAAGGGGCAGGCCGTTGAGAAGCAGATTAACCCGCCGCTGGTTGGTCCAGGGAATCTCCGCACACAGGCCGTGTCGCTGCTTCCCGGCAAGCTTACCTACAGCGACGTGCGCGAGGGGATGCAAGGTCTGCGTCCCATCCACGAGGTGACGGGCTCGATTCGCGAACTCATCGAGGATGTGGTCTCGCACCAGTCCCGTATCCGCCGCGCGTTCTACGAAGACCTCTTCCTGATGCTGGCGGCGAGCGACGGCCTGCGGGGGCAGCAGCCGCCCACGGCGCGTGAAGTGGACGAGCGCCATGAGGAGAAGCTCCTCGCGCTCGGGCCGGTCCTCGAACGCACCAACGACGAGCTGCTCGACCCGCTCGTCGACCGCGTCTTCGCGATGATGGTCCGCGCCAACCTCATCCCGCCGCCGCCCGAGGAGCTGGAAGGCGTCAACCTCAAGGTCGAATACATCTCGTTGATGGCGCAGGCGCAGAAGCTCGTGGCCGTGTCACAGCAGGACCGCTTCCTCATCGGCGTCGGGTCGCTCGCACAAATCTTCCCCGAGGTGCGTCACAAGATCGACATCTTCAAAGCGGTCGACCGCTACCAAGACCTGTTCGGGGTCGACCCCGACCTCGTGCGCCCGACCGACGAGGCGCTGGAGCTCCAGCAGGCCGAGGCCGAGGCCATCGCGCAGCAGACCCAGGCCGCCGAGCTCAAGGACACCGCCGCCGGCGCGAAGGACTTGGCCGAGACGGACGTGACGAAAGAGTCGGCACTCACGCGCGTCGTAGGAGGCGGGGGCTAGATGCTGCCAGGGTCGAAAGAGGACGCGGTCCCGGTGCAGCGGAGCGCCACCGACAAGCGGGACATCAAGCGTGCCACGCGCCGCGCGAAGACGACCGAGGAGCGATGGATTGACGACATGGAGTCCGTGCTCTCGACGCCGGCGGGTCGCCGCGTGGTGTGGGGGTGGATGAGCTTCTGTCGCGTGTTCGAGGACACCTACGAAACCAGCGCGCGGATTCACTACAACGAGGGGATGCGGAACGTCGGCCTGCGGCTGATGCAGGACTGCCAGCTCCCGCAGCGCGGCACGTTGTTCTTCAACATGATGAAGGAAATGCACGACGAGGCCTTGCGGGCGGAGGACGCCGCTCGCGCGCTCAAGGTCGAGCGCATCTCGGAGGGAGACGACGATGGCGAAGGGTAAGCGACGCAAAGGCTACTAGGGAGGCACCATGCCAGACGAACCGACAGACACGTCTAAGGGTCACACCGATGACGTCAAGGCGGCCGACACCACTCCACCGGACCAACTCCTGACAGGGACTGAGCCGGAGCCGGAGGGTGACGACACGAAGCCGGCCGACACCAAGGCCGACGACGCGACGGACGACAAGGACGGGAAGACACCTCCAGCAGAGGGTGATACCGACGAAGCGCCAGACGCTGCCCACGATGGCGAGCCGACCGCGCCCGAGACGTATGCACTCAAGCTGCCGGAGGGGTTCGATACTGACCAGCAGACGCGCTTCGAAGAGATAGCGCGGAAGGCCGGTCTCACGAACGCGCAAGCACAAAAACTGGTCGACGCATTGCCGCCGCCGGACGCTCAGGTCACCGCGCTCTCGGATTCGCTCCGCACGGAGATGGAGTCGAACAAGGAAGCCGGCGGCACCAGGGAAGAGGTGGACAAGACGGTTGCGCTCGTCAAGAGCGCGGTCGAACGGTTCCTCCCCGAACCTGACATTCAAGAGCGTCTCGCGACCGACATGACGGCCGCTGGACTCGAAAACTACTTGCCCCTGGTGCTCTTGATGAGCCGCGTGGGCAAGGCAATGGCAGAGGACACGCTCATCGCCGCGAAGGGGTCGACACCACCGGATACCCGCACGACTGCGGAAATCATGTATGACCACCCCGACAACAAGCTCGTTGGCGCAGGCGAGTCGTAGTTCTGCCGGAGATAGCACATGGCATTGCTAGGAACCGGGGCACTCACGCTGCTCGATTGGGCGAAGCGCGTGGACCCGAACGGACGGATTCCGCAGATTGCGGAACTGCTGAGTCAGACGAACGAGATTCTGGCCGACGCCCTCTTCATCGAGGGCAACCTACCGACCGGGCATCGCACGACGGTTCGCACGGGACTGCCGGCGGTTGCGTGGAGGCTGCTCAATCAGGGCGTGACGCCCAGCAAGAGCACGACCGCGCAGATCGACGAGCAGTGCGGGATGCTCGAAGCGTGGTCCGAGGTGGACGTCGACCTCGCCATGCTCAACGGCAACGTCGGCGAGCTGCGGCTCTCTGAGGCGCAGGCGTTCCTTGAGGCGATGAATCAGGAAGTCGCCAGCACCCTGTTCTACGGGAACGCGGGGTTGGCACCTGAGGAGTTCACGGGTCTGTCCGTGCGCTACTCGTCGCTGAGCGCCGGCAACTCGCAGAACGTCCTTGACGGGGCCGGCTCGGGCTCGGACAACCTGAGCATCTGGCTCATCGTCTGGGGCGCGAACACGGTCTGCAAAATCTTCCCGAAGGGCTCGAAGGCGGGGCTCCTCCACGAAGACTTCGGCATCGAGACCGTGGAGACCACGGCCGGCGTCGGCGGCAACCGCATGAGAGCCTACCGAGAACGCTTCCAGTGGAAGTGTGGACTCGCGCTCAAGGACTGGCGCTACGCCGTTCGCATCGCCAACCTCGATGTCAGCGAACTGCAGGGCGGCTCGCCGCCGGACCTCGTCGAGTTCATGATAAAGGCGATTCATCGCATCCCGAACCTCGGCCGAGGCAAGGCGGTGTTCTACATGAACCGCACCGCGTTCCAGTACTTGGACATTCAGCGTCGCGCTGATGTCATCTCTGGTGGCGGGCTCATCTACCGGGACGTGGACGGCAAGAGCATCGGGCACTTCCGTGACATCCCCGTTCGTATCTGCGACGCGCTCACCAACGCGGAGGCCGCAGTCGTATAAAGTCGTCGAGCTTCTCGACGGTCCTTTTTCTCAGAGGAGAAGACAAAATGTTTCTTGATGGATTGCTACTGCTCTCCGACAGTCAGGCCATTACGGTCGACGCGGTGAGCACGAACACGGTGGACAGCAGCGCGATTGCTCGACACCTCGGCGTCGGCGAGCCGATTGGCGCCTGGATTAACGTGGAGGTCGCGGCGGACTTCACGACGATGGACGAGTTGTACTCGTTCGAGCTGATTCAGTCGGCGGCGGCGGCGCTTACGTCTCCGGTCGTTCTGGCGACGGTCACGCCGCTCGCGGCGGAACTGACGCTGGGCTCGAAGTTCTTCCTGCCGATGCCGGAAGTCGGGGGCACGCCTCCGCTTCGCTACTTCGGGCTGAACTACAACACGACCGGCACGACGCCGATTCTCACCGTCAGTGCCGGCATCGGCTTGCAGTCGATGTTCGACTCGGACAACGTCCACTACGCAAGCGGCGTGGTCGTCGCGAGCTAGGAGGCTGGCGCGCGGTGCTGGGGAGGGGTCTCGGCACCGTCGCGACGCACCCGTCAGGGGTCGGAGGCTCCAATCCCTCTGGCCCCTGGCGGACTTTCAGGGAGGTAACGAATGGCGAAGAATGCAGCCACGGCGACGAAAGCCTCGCCGAAGAGGAAGCGCATCCGCGTGCGGGTGCCGTTTGACTATGTCGGGTCTGGCTACTACGGCGACAAGCGTCGGCGTGCCGGCGACGTGTTCACCATCTGGGACAGCGAGTTCTCAGCGCAGTGGATGGAGCACGTCTCGACGGACGTGCCGGCCAATCATCCGCGCGGCACGCAAGCCGCGATGGACCACAAGAAGCTCATGGACGACGCGGCGCCGCCCGGGCAACTCCCGACGGGCGAGGACGACGTGCTCGGCCTCGATGAAACGTAACGACTGATGGCGGTAGAGTTCGCAGCAGCTAATGAAGGTCTGATTCGCACCTCAGGGGTTGTGGCTGGGTCGGCGGACTACAGCTGCACGTTTCTTGTGCGCCTGGGCCGGACGACGCCGACTGCGGGTCTCTACCGTCTCTACTTCGCGACCGGCGACGACTTGTCCGCGAGCTATCTCGAATACGTGCGGATGCTCTCGACCGTCGCCACCAATGACATCTACTTCGAGGTGAAGGACGCCACGACGGCGACCTCGCCAAAGTTCACGCTGGTCCCCGAGGTCTGGGTGCCGGTCGGCTACGTGCGCTCAGGCACCACGCACTCGTTCTACCTCAACGGGCTGCTCGTCTGGACGGTCACGCTCGATGTGTCGAGCGCCTCGTTCACTGAGACGCACCTCGGCGCCGACGACACGGCCAGCGACTACCACGACTTCTCGGTGAGCCAGTTCAAGAGTTGGGACGCGGCGCTCTCGGTGGCCGACCTTCAGCGTGAGTGGTGGGGCTCCACGGCCTACCGCACGACCGACCTGTGGACGGAAACCCCGCTCCTCGCGGACCTCCTCGACGACTCGGGAAACGGCCGCGACTGGACCGCGCAGGGCACCCCGGACTTCCGCGTGGACGACGTCGGGTCGCAGGAGGCGCCTGGGTGGTCGCACAGCAGCACAGGCGTCGTGGCGACGGGCACAACCACGCTCTCGGTGGCCCACGGCGTCGATGCGAAGGACGGAGACGTCGAGGTGCTCATCTTCGCGCATCGCGGCAGCTCGTTCGGCACGGTCGCGACGGCCGGCTGGACGCTCATCGAGCGCGCGGTCACGGCCGGCGGCGTGCGGCTAGAGCTGTATTGGAAGCGGTATGTCACGGGCGCCGTGTCGATTACTGGGCTGGCGACCATCGCGCGCGGCTTCATCTTGGCCTACGACGGCGGGCTCCGTGCGGGTGACCCCGTCGAGGTATCTACTTCGCGTGTCAACGCGAGCGGGCCGTGGCCCACGCTCGGAACGACCGGCACCGACTCCATCACCACAACAACGCCACATACGCT